TGTTTGAACTTGAGCATTATTAGAATTTGTAGGTTCTGGTATCACACTGAGAATATTATTCTGTATGTAATAAACTGGGTCTGTCGTTGTAGCTGCTATCATATCACCTGAGTCACTTGCCCTTCCACTTAATTCTGGAGATATTTTTCTACATGGCTGGTTAATTGTACCATCATCTCTAGTAACATTAAATATTTCAGAACCACCAATAGTTAAATTTGTACTGCTACCATTTAATGAGGTTGCGGTACTATATAACATTTTCTTTGACTTTGGTAACGAATTTAATATTTCCTTAGCACCATCTGTTAAAAACTGAGTTAATTCAGTTTGTGTTGGTGCACTACTACCATCAATAGATAAGCTTGTTAACCCTTCTACCTGTGCTTCAAATGTTGCCATTTATTATTTTCTCTTTTTTCTCTTTGCTGTTTTAGCAGATTTCTTAAAAGCCTTTGCTGTTGGGGCTCCTTTTGAACCCGGCTTTCTCATTTTTTCACCACTACCTGCTTTAATTCTTTTTCTTTTAGCGTGAATGTTTGCGTACAAACCTTTTTTCTTTTTTTTTCTTGGCATACTATCTCCTTACCACTTTACTTTATTAGCCCAATATGCAGCAGACATTTTTCCCTTTGCAATATTTTTACCATGACGAGCTTTAAATGATTTACGCCTTGCTTTTTGTCTAGACGACTCACCAGCTTTTGGTTTGCCAGCGGTCTTTACTCCTTGTTGACCAAATCGAATAGTTTTTATTTGACTACCTTGCTTTGCAACAACAATGTGCGATTTTGTCTTATGGTTTGGAGTTCTTTTAGGTTTATTATATGCACTAACTCCAGCTCTTTTTAATCTTGAATCTTTTTTAGTAGGCATTATTTACCCACTTTCTTCATAGCTGAAACATGAGATTGTTTAAATGTTTTTCCAGACTTCATACTGCTTACCATTGACTTTAAATGTTTTACAGTATGGTGCTTTGAATGTCTTTTCATTGCACCTATTTGTCTCTGGTTTAACCCAGACATAGATACTCCCTTTATTTTTGTGACTTTTTTAGCTGGCATAATTCCTCTCATTCATTTCTTTTATGTTTTGATCCATACTTTGCTCACTAAGCTCTACATCAGTTCTTTTACCCATATCTGATATCATATATAGATTTGTAGTAAAGGGACTTATAGAAGCTTTTTTACCACAGCTTTTACAGTAAAACCACCCTTCTTTATTTGGGTGTTTGCAATGTATACATTTCTTTTCCATAAATTTTTCCTTTATAGTTTTGGGGAAAGCCTTTTATTGACTCTCCCCACAGCACTATAAACTGTTTTCCTTATTTATTCGGAAATTTACTGGTCAGCAAATGCTAGGAATGTATCAGTTGCAGAAATGACATGACCATTTACATACCACACTACACCATCACAGACCATTTCTACCTTAGTACCCGCTATTGGAGTATAGACAGTTAGCTGTGAATTACTATTATTGTCCGAATCAATAACAGCGGTATCATCACCACCATTATCTGTATCGTGACCAACTAATCCACCAATCATGTAATTGCTATTGCCAGTGGTCTTAATTATCCAGTCCTGTGCATCAGCAGCTGTGCCGCCATACCAAAACTCATAACTAAGTCCCTCAGCCTCAGTCGGCATTGTAATTGTACAATCCGCTGTTAAATCAGGCATTACATGAATTTTACCATTATCACTTGCTGATACGGTATATGCAGCAGCGTCTGGTACGAATACCACACCTTTTGCTACACCACCGTACTTACCACTTGATTTGTTACTTGTATCGGATCTCATATCATACCTCCTTATAAGGATTCAATGTTATACAGAGCGTGAGATTCAGAAAGAGTAATCTCAAGACCAGCTTCGGTCAAGATCATATCTTTTCTTAAATCTTCATCATCTGATTGAACATTTGATATTACATGAGTATCACGATTTAACCCATTACCAACAAGTGGTCTGTAAGCAACTTGACTCATATCAGCCATTAGCATAAACCCAGATGCGATACCACGAAATAGTGGTTCTTTAACTAGGTTTAAACGACCATGTATAGTATCAATAACCATAATGGAATGACCAAATGCACCTTGTCTTGAATCGAAATTCATACGATAAGGCATATTAGCCGTTGAGCCGATAGAAGTATCAATAAATGCTCCATCACCTAACTTGTTGAAAAAAGTAATTACAGGTAAACTACAAAGAACTAGCTTATCTGAAGATCCACCACGAGCTGGATCAAAAATTACTTCTAGGTCTGAAAGTAATCTATCGTAAGTGAACTCAGACTGAGCCGCTGTACGATAGTAAGAACTACCAGAAGAATACGAAAAAGCCGCATCTGAAGCAGATGGGTTTACGTTCTTCACAATATGTCCTACAATACCTTCAGTGTATTGAATGCCACCTACACGAGCTTTTTGCCCGAATAGCATTGCTCTCTCAATATCAACCTTATGCTCACGAAGTTTATCTGCCCAGATACGAGACCATTCGTCTGCGTACCCACGATAACGAGTAGCTATTGCTGTATTAGTCATCTCACAAGCAGTCTTAAAGATCTGGGTATACCCATAACTATCTTCAAGTTCGCTTGACCATACATCAGGAGCTCCAGAACCTTCTTCAAATGAAGTACCAATTACTTGGCAGCTGTCATTATCAGCAAGAACATTATACCCACTAACATTAGAGTTAGAAACATCAATGATCTTACCAGTGAAAGAAGAGCTAGAACCGAGGTCAGAAACAGCTGAGTCAACACGAGCAATCGTGTGACCAATACCAGCTGCACTGTCAACTGTACTTACAACAAATACCATACCTTTGATTAACCAATCAACTGAAGCACCACCGGAAGTATCAACTGTGAATGTATAAGATGAGCCTGCTGATACAGCAGATCCACCATTTACAGCCGCAGCTAATAAAAATCCTCGGTCAGTCCAGTTTATTTTATTCCTATTCTCTAAGTAACGGAATACTGGGTCATCGGTAGGAGCTTTCGCAACCTTATTCAGATAGACGAAAAACGGAGATTCCTCAGGAGCTAGTTCAGCTACTCGGTCTCCGAAATTATATAATCGTCTGCGATCTGGGGCGGTTCCTACGCCAGCAGAGGTTGTTGAGGCTGTTACATCACTGGACTTTAATGTTCCAGAATTATATGAAATTGCCATTTTATTTTCCTCTTACTATTTGTTATTATTATGGAAGTGTAGATCCACTACCCGTACTCATAATCGTATCCCAAACCTTATCTTGGTCTGTTTTAGGACTCTGATGAGCCTGTCCTTGTAGGACTCCGGCTGTACGAGGAGCTTGTTTCGCTGCACTTACCGCTTCTACTGTGTCGTTATTGGCAACAGAATTGCCATTGACATCTCGCCATAGCTTTACCAAGTTACTTAAACCAACCTTTTCTGTGGGCTGCGTTGAGAACTCCATGAACTCTTTTATATCGTTGTCTGACATTTTATAAGTATCACGAAGCGTTCCCATCGTATTGTTTAAATACATATCGGCTTGCATTTGGCGTTGTTGTTCAGCCATCGCATTCTGGATCATTTCACCAGCCATTTGCTGCATCTGAGTAGACACATACTGATTGGATTGTGATCCGGGTTTTGTGAAGGCTTCCCAAGGGTTGAAGTCATCTTCACTCAGTCCGGGTTGTGATTCTGGTGCACTCTGTTGATTGGCAATACCGTCTTGCAATTTCTGTACCAGATCTGGTCTCGTTTCCAATAGTTGAGCTAGTGGCTCTAGTCGTGACAGTTTTTGATTTTCGGACTGTGCCCGATCATACATTGACTGAAACTTCTTTGCCTCAGACTCATAGTCTATTGAAATAGTTTCCTCTGGTGCAGGATCAACAAACCCCTGTTCCTGTTGAATAGGTTCAACAGTACCTGCGGGTTCTTGATTAACGATATCCTCAACGAATGCTGTTTCACTGTCCATCGGTTGAGTACCGACATTAGCCTCTGCTTGTTCTAATGTGCTCATATTATCTCCTTATTTTAAGATGTCTCTAATCCTGCGGAGTTGAACTAACTTCGTTAGAACCTCTTTCAAGATCCCTAGCTAATTTCTCCACTTCGAGCTTCACCTCGTTTTCGAGTTTATTACGCTGAACTCTACGATCAGCTTTGGCATCTGAAGAAACCTCAGATAGTCTGGACTTGAATTTCTCCACTTCCACTTTCTTACGGTCACTAACAGATTCCCTCTGGGCTGTTTGCAAGTCACCCTGCAAAGTCTTTAATTGCTCTTCAAGAGCTTGAATTTGTTGCATCATTTGCTGCTTTTCATCTGTTCGCATCAAGATGCCTTCTTTATCAAATATTTCCGGGTTCTTCTTTAATACCTCAAACTTATCCACAATCCCCATTTGGTAAGCTTCTAAATATACATTTAACTCTGCCCACTTATTGGAAGGCATAGTGGAACCCGGTTCAATCCGAATATCGTGTTGATCTAAAAAATGTCTATCTTTTTTCATATCTAATACAGCACCGCTAATGTCTGTATAATAATTTGCCATAACTTCTGTTATATTATTATTCGGTTGTGCTAGTCTAAAAATCTTTTGGAAAGTATAATGACCTTTGGAAAGATTATAAATAATTTTACCGAGTCTATTCATACTAAACTCAATATCTCTTAATTTAGATTTAGGTCTTTCTGTACCCAACGCTATCATTCTTTCTGTACCTTTGACAGTCTCTGGTGCTTTTTCAGCAAACCCATGCATCATTTCTGGCAGACCAAAGATAAAATCTATATAAAATTCTGATTGCTGTATTAATTTGTAAAATTCACCAGCAAGTGGTTGAGGTGCTGGATAATGAGGTTCCCCTTGAGAAGAATCTACTTCTATTACAGCGTTTGGATTTGCCCAATCTTTTTCAAGTTGCCCTACATCATCCACACTACCAAGAGGAACTAATAGTTTTAGTCCCGCTGAAGCTTGGGCATGAGAGAGTGCCAATGACCACAGCTTATTTAAAAGTCGCTGCATTGGTCTAGCACGGGAGACATCGCTCTTGGGATATGGAGTGCCTGTCCAAACATTTGGCAACGGGACTATTGGATATTCATCTGTATTTAAAATAGATTCATATAAAACTATTTCTCCAAGAGTAGCACAAACCTTCACCCTGTTTTGCAATACCTCAACTACTTGAAAAGCTCCACTTTCTAATACTTCTGCATTTTGCTCCGCAAATTCCATATACTCATCAGGAGACAAAATAGATTCTTCTTGACTTTGAATATCAATCAAGCGATAAAATGGAACTTTGACTTTATAAAACCTTTCTAATATCTGATACTTTTTAACTTCAAAATAATCTTTATCCTTTACATCAGATGGAGTAAAAGCAGTAATAGAATTTTTGTTTTGAGAAGCAGGGTAATCTTCATCGTCATAACTAAATCCAGATATATCATTAATAATACCCGGTATTACTTCTCCAGTTTCTGGATCTGTTTGATCTCCTAATTCAGGGTAGAGGTTCAGCACTTGTTCACCGGTTAGTATAGTAGACAAGATAATTCCGTCAGAATCGCTAAACCAGCGATCACGGGATGAAGGCGAAGTATAGACCCTGAATGGGTCAATATAAGTGAACTTTACATCCCCTCTACCGAAGTCTGATTGTCCATCAATATAAGCATATAGATAGCCAATACCTGTCGTTGCATAATCATGTATTGCTTGTTTTATCTGGGAATCACCATCAGATATCTGCCAGATATAACCAATGATCGTTCTCCATAATGTAGCTACCTGAACATCTGAATCCTCTCTAGGAGTGATTGTAAATGCTGGTGCTCTTGATGTTAATACTGCTTTAAATTTTTCAATAGCAGATGATATCCTGTCCATCGGTATATCTGCCTGATTTCTCTGGGAAAGCTCATCGGACTCTTCTGCACTAAAATGATTACCAAGGTAGAAATCAATATCTTTACGAGACTCCGTATCCCAGTCAGAACGAGCGTCTCTCCATTGGCGATGTAGTTCTTCATTATATAGTGCTCTTGGGTCTTTGTCTATTTTTGACATTGTAATATACCTATATCCACCCTCTATCTTCGCCCTCTTTCATAAACCCTCTACCGCTAGGTAAATCATTAAATAAATACCCACCACCTTCTGGTCTTCTCTCTATTGATTCTCCTTCCTTACCTAATGAGCGTATTAAAGAATCTAATTTAATAGCCTCTAAGGATTGACGAGCACTATCAAGCTTTGCTTGTTCTGCTGCTTGTTGTAAACTATCTCTACTCGCTCTTAAAGACTCCATATAAGCACCGGGCTCTCCCCAACTACCACTAGCCGCTGCACCCGGCTGTCTTTGGTCAAAAGGTACAAATCCATTACCACCCTGTTGCGGTTGCTGCATCATTTGTTGCTGCTGTAAAAATTGCTCCATCATAGCATCATCTTGAACTGATT